AACTGTCTGAAGAAGTAGACCGTATCGAAGCACAGTACAAGGAAGAGTTGGCAGAAGAAATTGCCTCTACCAAATCAGAACTTGTAGAAAAAGTAGACAGCTACCTAAACTATGTAGTTGAAACTTGGATGGAAGAGAACCAAGTCGCAATCCAAAACGGTCTTCGCACCGAGATTGCTGAGACCTTCATGGACAAGATGAAAGATCTGTTCGTGGAGTCTTATATTGAAGTACCTGAATCCAAGGTTGACCTAGTTGACGAACTGGCTGAGTCAGTAGAAGAGTTGGAAACGCGACTCAACGAAACTACTCAGAAAGTTATTGACACTACAGAGGAACTGGAAGTATACAAGCGTGACACGATCATTCGTGAAGCGTCACGTGACCTTGCAGAAACTCAGGTTGAAAAACTGAAGTCGCTCGTAGAGGGTGTAGATTTTGATGACGAAGAGTCCTTCGCATCTAAGGTCAAGACCATCAAAGAGTCGTACTTTACAAAAGAAATCGTTGATGGTGACGAAGTGGAACAAGTCGTAGAAGATGCTGACCAAGAAGTCGAAGTATCCTCTGTGATGGAATCCTATCTTGCAACCATCCGTAAAACTGCAAAATAAGGAATAACAACAATGCAATCTTACGATAGTTTAATTGAGAAGTGGGCTCCGGTACTGGACGAAGCTTCCGCTGGTGAGATCACCGATCATCACCGCCGTGCAGTAACCGCTGCAATCTTGGAGAACCAAGAGAAAGCAATCGCTGAAGAGCGTGCTGCTTCTGCTGGTTTCCTGTCCGAAAACGCCGCCCGTGGTGCAAACAACACTGGTTCCGTAAACAACTTTGACCCCGTGTTGATCTCACTGGTTCGTCGTGCTATGCCTAACCTCATCGCATACGACATCTGTGGTGTACAACCCATGAACGGCCCCACGGGTCTTATCTTCGCAATGAAGTCACGCTACCAAGGTGGTTCTACTTCTAACCGCGAAGCACTGTTCAACGAAGCAGAAACCCAGTTCTCTGGTGACTCTGGTGGTACGCATGACAGTGACAATCCTTCTGGTTTCAACGATGACAGCGATGGCATCGATTCCGAAGGTGCACGTTTGACCGCACTCGCTGCAGGCGGTATGCCTACGGCCGATGCTGAAGCATTGGGTCGCGCTGGTGGTTCTTCCTTCAATGAGATGGGATTCACCATTGAGCGTCAAACGGTTACTGCTAAGAGCCGTGCACTGAAGGCGGAATACACGCTGGAACTGGCACAAGACCTCAAGGCAATCCACGGTCTGGACGCTGAGACGGAACTCGCAAACATTCTTAGCACGGAAATCCTTGCTGAGATCAACCGCGAAGTTATCCGTACCGTAAACAGCCAGGCGAAGACTGGTGCACAACAGTCCAACGTGACTAGCAACGGTATCTTCAACCTGTCTACGGACGCTGATGGTCGTTGGTCTGCTGAGAAGTTCAAGGGTCTGACTGTACAGATCGACCGCGAAGCAAACGTCATTGCTAAAGAAACTCGTCGTGGAAAGGGTAACGTAGTTATCTGTTCTTCTGACGTTGCTACTGCTTTGGCTGCTGCCGGTTCTTTGGACTACTCTCCTGCAATCAGCAACAACCTGCAAGTGGATGACACTGGTAACACCTTCGCGGGTGTACTGAACGGACGCATCCGTGTGTACATCGACCCCTATGCTGGAACCGACTACATCACCGTTGGTTACAAGGGACAAAATCCGTATGACAGTGGTGTATTCTACTGCCCATACGTCCCTCTGCAAATGGTTAAGGCAGTTGGCGAAGATGACTTCCAACCACGTATCGGGTTTAAGACTCGTTATGGTATGGCGTCTAACCCGTTTGTTGGATCTCCTCCTTCTGACGGTCTCGCTACGGTTAAGACCAACCAGTACTACCGCATCTTCGCTGTCAAGAACATCTTGACCTAAGATTGGTATAAAAATAAGAGTGAGGTCTACTCACCATTTTATAGGGGCACTTCGGTGCCCCTTTTTTTATGCAAAAAAAGTGTTGACAAACCCTGCCCTATCCTATATAATACTTGTATTGAAACTGAGAGGAGTAAGTATGGATATCAAAGAGTCGTACATCGACATCTTTATGGATTGGGCATTTGTGTACAATGAGGAGAAGGAAGCAATGGTTCTTGCTGTGGACAAGTATCAGTTCCGCGAAGCCCTTGTGGCTCTGTTGGAAGAAATGGAGGAACGGTAATGGAATTGGTATTTGCGATAGGGTTTATACTTGGTTTGCTCATAGGGAAAATTCGATAATGGAATATGATTACAAACGATTGATCATGAATGCTTACTTCGCAAAGCAACGCGCTAAGTCTGAGTGGGGTCAGAAATACTGGTCTAATGTGATGACTCAACTCGTTGATAACATGCAGAAGCAAAATCTCTTATAAATAGAGGTATAACTTCTATAAGAGTGTGTCTCTATGCCAGTAGATTCTCAAGTCCAGTTGCTCGATGAGGAACTGACAACCAATCTGAACTATCTCCAACCCACAGGGTTTCGTGTAATCATTGATAGAACGCGATACCCTAACTTGGAGTACTTTGCCCAGACGGTATCTCATCCCGGCGCGACTCTGAGTCCGTTGGAGTTGCCTGGCCGTAGGATCACCTCTGTGCCACTGGCGGGTGACAAGATCACCTACTCTGAGGTATCCTTTGATATCTTACTAGACGAGAACATGACATCCTATCGTGAGATGTATGACTGGATGATCCGTATCACCAATGAAGGTCAGGTATCAGCTGGACAACGGGACACCAAGAAACCCACCTATGCTGACATAACCCTATCGGTTTTGTCTAGTCACAACAACACAGTCCAGAAGATTCGTTACAAGGACTGTGTACCTACTGGGTTGGGTGCCATTGAGTTTCAGTCCACCACAGGCGATACTCAGTACTTGACCTTTAATGCATCGTTTCGATTCTCTCAATTTGAAATAGTCTAAAAAATGACTTGACATTCCGTGCTATATACTGTATAGTACTGGAAACACTTTGGTAATTCTATATGATACTAAACAAAGAAGACGCACTATATGCTGCGAATGTCTTCACTGAATTCTTTGCGAACTTTGACCGTATTGACGATTACATGCGAACAGTCAAACTGGAACGTATGGGTGGATTCAATGCGCTGCCTGGCATGGGCCCTGAAGAAGACATCTTCGATAAGTTCGATATGCATCCCCGTGATATGGAGTTCGTCATCTACGAACCCAAACTCAACGAGTTCATGCAGTACATGGAGATTACCACATCTGCGCCTGTTGAGTCAAGCATTCCAGGCAAGCAACTCAACTTTATCGTAAAAGAAAAGAGCACTGGTCTGGTTGTTGGTATGATTCGTTTTGGGTCACCGACTATCAACAGCAAACCTCGTAACGAATGGTTGGGTAAACCACTGGACACCATGAGTCCCGAAGTGATGAAACGATTCAACGAGTCCGCCATCATGGGGTTCAACATTGTCCCGACACAACCGTTTGGTTTCAACTACCTTGGTGGCAAGTTACTTGCAGCCATCTGTTGTTCACACATGGCACGGGAACGTCTCAACGAGAAGTATGATGCGAACATCTGTATGTTCGAGACCACATCCCTGTATGGGTCAACCAAAGGCGCATCTCAGTATGACGGTATGAAACCGTTTCTACGACACAATGGTCTGACTGACTCGAACTTCGCACCACTGATCAACGATGAGAACTTCCGTAGACTCAACGCTTTGTTTACTGGTAAGAACGGAGAACCTCTGGTGCCTGCTGATGCGTCATCTCGTAAACTCAAGACTCAGACCAAGATGGTTGCCATTATCAAGAACTCCCTGAAGGCGGTTGATGAGTGTGCACACAAAAAGTTCTGTCAGACCTTCCTTGATGCGAAGGGATTGACCGAGAAGAAGCGTTCTTACTATTCTACCTACGGGTACGAGAACGTACAACAGTATCTCAACCTTGAGACTGATACCCTGATAAAGAAAGAAAACTTTGATAGGTTCAGTCTTGAGGGTGTGACAGAGTGGTGGCGTAACAAGGCATCTACTCGCTATGAAGCATTGAAGAACGATGGCCGACTGCGTACTGTAGTTGAGTCGTGGAATGTTAATGCAGAAGATATCGATATTATTCGATAAAAAGTGTTGCCAAAACATGCTTGTTTTGGTATTATATAAACATAATCAGGGTGCTCAATAACGGAGTTCTATTTGATT